CAACTTACCACCTGACGCGCAAATTGTAATTGTGCAGGGGGATGATCCGGATAATCCAACACGCTTCCCCAGCCGTAGCGAAGCGCTGTTCTTTGTTACTTGCAGCTTGGTACGCGCTGGCGCTGACGATGACACCATAGCGGGCGTACTGATGAACCGCGATAACGGCATCAGTAGCAGCGTATTAGAAAACAGACGACCTGAGAAGTATGCAGCCAAGCAGATCCAAAGCGCACGGGAAGAATGTGATAATCCATGGCTACGCAAGCTCAACGCTAAACATGCCGTCATCGGTGACATCGGTGGCAAGTGCCGTATTATTAGCGAAGTGGTTGACCACGGGTTGGATCGCCCAAGGATAAGTTACCAGTCCTTCCAGGATTTTCTCAATCGCTACATGAATATTAAGGTGGAGATAGGGCGGGATCAGAAAGGTCATGCGCTTGAAATGCCCGCTGGTAAGTGGTGGATTCAACAGGCGTTGCGCCGCCAGTATGAAACCATTGTATTCGCTCCAGGGCGCGAAGTAGGTAATGCCTACAACCTATGGAAAGGCTTTGCTTGCGAAGCGCTTCCCGGCGACTGCGACTTATTCATTACCCATATCCGGGAGAACGTGTGCAGCGGAAACAAGGAATGGTTCGACTACCTAATGGGCTGGATGGCGCGGGCTGTGCAGCAACCAGATCGTCCAGGTGAAACGGCTATCGTTATGCGCGGCGACATGGGTACAGGTAAGAGCTTCTTTGCTAAAACCTTCGGCAGCTTGTTCGGTCGCCACTACTTACAGGTCAGCGACAGCAAGCACTTGGTAGGCAGCTTCAACGCGCACTTACGCGACTGTGTGGTGTTGTTTGGAGACGAAGCATTCTATGCCGGTGATAAAAAGCATGAGTCGGTTCTCAAAACACTTATCACAGAAGAGCATATTACTATTGAGGCAAAGGGTGTAGACGTCGTCGCCAGCCCAAACTATACGCATATCATTCTCGCGTCGAACAATCAATGGGTTGTTCCGGCTGGCTTGCGTGAACGCCGGTTCTTCGTGCTGGACGTAGGCAATGCTCAGATACAGAACAAGGCATACTTCGCCGCCATTAAAAAGCAGATGGATACCGGCGGACGTGAAGCCTTGCTGCACATGCTACTTACCTATGACATCAAGGCGTTTGAGGTACGCACAGTTCCACAGACCAGCGCTCTCAATGAACAGAAGCTATTAAGTAGCAGCGCCGAAGATCAATGGTGGTTGAACAAGCTGGAAGAAGGCCGCTTAAATGAAAAGCATAACTTCTGGGAAAAGGAAATCACCAAGAAGCAGTTGCACGATGATTATGTTATGGCCATGCAACGCGGCGGGGTAATGCGCCGCGCCAGTGAAACCAGCTTGGGAATGTACCTACGCAAAATATGCGGCAAGCCGTGGCCAAAGGTAACGCGCCGCATGGCGGAAATAAGTATTCTAGGACCATACGGCGAAGAGCAGCGGGTAACGCGCCAGACATATTTTTACCAGTTCCCCAGCCTTGCGGAATGCCGCGCCAAGTGGGACGCCGACCACACCAGTAAGCACGAATGGATGAACGAAGTGGACGCCAGCACACAGCCGGATTTATTGGATAACCCCATACCGTTCGAATAGGCCATATCTGCGATTATACGGGATATGTGTAAAATTAAAGGTATTATCTCCTTTATACTCCAATGACTTAGCTCCTAATTATTAAGTTGTCTTTTAGTCCGGCCTGAGATATACTATATAGGTAGGGTGGAGAGACCCTGCATAACAACCAGAGGAGCCGTTATGTTTACCGATACAGTACAGACCCCGATTAAAAGTACCTACGCACCGATCTATGAAAAGATTGAGCAGATGCGTAATGAGTACAAAGTTCAACGCCTTGCCAGCTTAAACCACAAGCTGATTGCCGGTATTGCCTTAAGCACCAAAGAGATGCTTGAGCGCGAACTGTTAGCAGCGTAACGGAGGCCATATGACCAACCAAGTAACATTGACCAAAGAGCTGAACGCTAAGATGCACCCTACCAAGCGTGTGTATAACAGCACCAGCTTACCGACCGTTTTTACCCACGATGAAATTTCCTGGAGTAGCAACGACGACCAGTACGTTATTAAGCTGGACCGCAACACTAACATAATTACCGGCCACTATTACGACTGGGACGAAGAGGCACAAGACTGGACGGACAAGCACGATGTACCAATGACCGCCGACCAGATTATGCGCCACATAACCAACGACCATTTATTGATGGTGAGGTAATATGAAAAACAACCAAACACACGCGGCGCGATTACGCGCCGCACAGGTGCAAGTAGCCTTACTGGTAAAGGAGCTGAACTTTCTTAACGGGCGCTTTGATGCCCTGGAGCGCGACGACATACCTTACTGCATTGATGATGCACTTAGCGAAGCTATTGACGGCCTGGAAACCGCCGAAGGCCATTTAGACAACGCCGTGGCAGCGTTGCGGGCTGGTGTAGTATGAGCGAGGAAAAGAAAGAATGGGCATATGGTGCAGCCAGCGGCAAGCTCTACATGCTGCTCCACCGTATGCTTATAGAGGCGGAAGCTGGCAAGCCGATGCCCGCGCACCTAATGGAAGAAGCCCATGTGGTGATGGCAGAGGCGGATGAGTTGCCGCGCTTTAACCGGCTGCTTGGCAAGAAGGCGGGGTAGTATGACCAACATGACCACCGAAGAAGCACACCAGCCGCATGTTACCGCCGCACTTAAATACATGCGCGACCAGATGCACAACGAAGACCCCGAGCTGGTGTTGTTAAAGCTGCAAGCGTTTAGCCTAGCCAGCTTCATAATTTGTAATTGTTACGCAACCATGTTTGAGGAGAACACAAAATGGATAGCAGTTTAATTTACGACCCTATGCGCTTTATGCCAGACGTGTTCCCGGATGAACTTGGCCGCTGGCGCGTGTACGATGCGGAGGGCTGTGGTATATGCGCCCGTGCGGAAACCCAGCACAGCGCGGAAACCATTGCCGTATTACTTAACATTAAAGCAGAACTTGAAAAGGGGTGCAGAGCAGACGTCTATGACATAAAAACTGGAAGGAGAATACCCGATGAACTTTTGGGAACGCGAAACGCCCGTCAATTGGGCTGCAATTAATCAACCAACACAGGAGAAACCTAATGCGACCGTCAACAGTAAAAAAGCTAGTTACCAAGGCAAAACCCAAAGCGAAAGCAAAGGCAGCGCCGAAGCACAAGACCCGCGAACAATGGCTGATGGCAGCCGTTAAAAAGCTGCAACCCATTTTTAAGAAGCATGGCTATCCCATACCTGAGAAGCTGCAAGTAAGTTGTGGCTGGCCGCACGGTCATCGCAAGGAAACAATCGGCCAGTGTTTCTACAAGAGCAACACGGCGGACGGTACTGTCCACTTGTTCGTAAGCCCTGCCTTGGGCGATGACGGTGTACGGGTGCTTGACGTGCTGGTGCATGAGCTGGTTCATGCGGCGGTTGGCGAAGGCCACGGGCATCGCGGTGACTTTAAGAAGCTGGCGCGGTTAATAGGGTTGGAAGGACCACTGACCGCAACCATAGTAAGCGAGGGAACCGTGCTGCATGGAGCGCTAAAGAAGATCCACACCATGCTCGGCACATACCCGCACAGCGTTATTAACTATAAGCTAGGCAAAGTGAAAAAGGATGCGACGTGGGTGCGCGTGAAGTCCACGAAGAATCCAGAATACACTATGGCCATTAGCATTAAGAATCTTAAGCACAGCGGCTTCCCCCTGGATCCATGGGGACAGAAGATGGTGCTTAAGACAGCCGTTCGCATATGAGGTTGCTCCCCCTCATCGCGGTGGTGGTTGTTACCCTTGGGCAAATTCATAACGCCCAAGGGGAGCAGCTTTTCGACGCGCAACAGGCTGTCCATGAAGCGGGTGCGGACTATGGCAGCGCAAGCGTAGGCACACGGGCAGAACCAAAAGTACCCAGCGCCAAGCCTGAGAAACTACGCGAGAGGATAGTTGTCATTTGTAAACCCGAAAACTTTAGTTATGGTAAGGGCGAGAATACCGCCTGTGAAATTAAACACTACTAACCTTAAGGGGAGATATATGAAAACAGTACGAGTAGAATTCAACTTAAAAGTTGACGATAAGACATCGCATAAGTCCGTCCGCGAACTTGTGAAAAAAGGCATCCTTACCGCCTTTGAAGAATCCGACAACGTAGTGCCTACCATTACAAGTCTGAACGTGGACAACGTTCAAAAGGCTGCACCTAAGCCCAAGCTGGTAAAGAAGGCGAAAGCCAAGCCCGCCAAAAAGCCCAAGGCAGCTAAGACCCTACCCAAGCGCTCGCCGCTTGGTCGTGCTATCGAAAAAGCTGCGAAGCAGTAGCACCATGCTTTTCATAGGCGGTATTTCTCTTCTCATCGCTAACCTATGGCTCATGCTTTGGGTTGTGTTGCCATTCCGCGCTTATAAGCCCGCGTGTTTATGTATGGCGCTGGTTCATGTATTTGTAGCGGCGGGCGCATGGCATATCTTTGGATAATACTTATTTACTTGGCGATCGGCTGCATTGTTTCCTACCCGATGGAAGTGCAGCAACGCCGCAAGAATGAACGGCTGGAGGCAAATGTCTTCGTTATGCTGCTCATGTGCTGGCCTTACTATGTAGTGCTGACCGGCTATCTATTCTATAAACACATTAAGGGGAGAACGAAATGAAACACAAACACAAAACCGTTAAGCTCACTGGCGAGGCGCTGGCTAAGGGCAAGGTGTTCGTAGCTGCACAGCGCGAATACATGGCAGCCATTGACGCGCTGGAAGAGCAACAGCAAAAGGAACTTGAGGCGCTGAGTGAGCAACACCACAGCAAGCTGAAAGTTATGTTCAACGAAGTGGCAGAGCTGGCCGGTATTGAGCCGGACGACGGCTGGCATATGGACACCGAATACATGGATGAGCATGGCGACCTGTTCCTGGGTAAGTGTGACCATGAACGCCGTGGCCGTGGTCCGCTTGGCTTGGATCCGGAAGCACTTAGCGCCCTGTTTGAGAAACAACTTAAACGCCCGAGGGAGCACTAAGATGCGAGCTGGCAACGTAGAGGTGGAGCTGAAGGAGCGCGGCTTGCACTTTGTTATTATCGTAACGGTGTACTCTCCCACCATTGGCCGCGCCGGTCTACCGCTGGCCACAAGTCAGACCATCAACAAGCCACACCTAGCGGGCAGCAAAGAAAAGCTCTATGAGGCTGTGCAAGGTGCAGCGCTAATGATAGCAGAGCACCAAGCAAAAAGCCCTACCATCCGCGCTAACCATAACACGGGTGACATCAAGCACGAAGCAATAGAGGCGATGGAACAGGAGTTCGCGGAGTATGGCAAAAGAAAAGCTGCACAGAAACCTCACTAGCGAACTGGTGTATGGCTTTGCCGTGGCCACGATAAACGCTGACGCTTATGATGCCATGAACCTTACTGAACGTTCAGCATTCATGCGCCGCGTTTATCGGCTATGGGGTGGCAACCTTGAAGGCGCTTATAACGCCAAGACAAATGAATACACCCTGCACCAGCCAAAGGAGGCTATAACGTAAGGGGGAGATAAATGAAAAGATACGGTAAAAGGTAAGTCACTGGCCAATAGGGATTTTTGGCAGAGGATTTTAGTTGTCTTTTAGTCCGAAACCGGATAAAATGGTTAGGTAGGGTTGGAGAGACCCCTGCAACACAACCAGAGGAGCCGTTATGTTTGACCACACCACAAAGCTGAAAAGCATAGTAGAGCAACAAGGCCAAAAGGCCACGACCAGTCATGCCGCATGGGGGCGCAATGCTAACCTTGTGCTTGTTACCGGCACGACCCAAGGGTACGCGCTGCTTAATTTTAATAGCAATGAAACCGCTGCAAATGTAGCCGACGCCCTTATTGGCGCGGGCTATAATGTTGCAAGCCTTGTTTATGCGCGTGGCGACAAAATGCGTAGCAACATGCAATTGAAAGTGGAGGCATAACATGGGCGCTTTAACCATAAACCATAAACCCCGCAACCCTGACCTATACTATGTGCCTGACCGTGTGCGCCTTATACTGTGGCAAGCCGTACCAATGGACAACGGTGCAACCGTGTTTAACGGCAAGCCCTGTGTGCTGGAAATTGCCGACATAATTGAATGCGACACCGGCGACGCCGAAGACTTTATTACTGAGCGCATGGTAAAGCTGGTGGACGAAGGTAATTTCTTTTATGCCTATGTGGACATTGAAGGCATTCCAGGCCAGCGCCCTTATGTGCCGCCCGTTAGTGTGGACGTGCTTATACCCGCCACGCCTAGTAATGACTGGCAACCAACCGATGCGACGCTGGTGGTGCTGGACAGCACTGCCGAGCCTGACTATGATGATAGCGAATGGGTAGTTGCCACTATTACGGAAGACACCATTAGCTTTGACCTGCCAGGAACCGACCGTGTTGCCATTACCATAACCGGCGCAAGCCGCCCTACACTGGCAAAGGCATTACATGCCGCGCTTGCTGTAGTGTTTGAATAGGGGGAGATATGGACGCCACACCCCGCAAGCACAGCTTCCGCTTTACCAAGCTAATGTTGGATGGTGACGCCGCTGGCCAGCGCATAAGCAAGACCATGGAGTTTGATAACTTGCAGACGTTTCTAAATGCTCGGAAGCGTTTCCGTAACGACATGTTTACGGACAAGGTGCATAACAACACCCTGCTAACACCAAAGGGCAGATACAAAATAACGGAGGTTGAATAATGCGTACCATTTTATCGGCAGAGCGCCAAAGCATTCCCACCATGCACGAGCATGACACCCGTGATACGGTGCTGCATGTGGACATGGATGGCTGTTACCCCTACGAGGTGCTTGTGGTGCTGGTGGAGGGCGGCGCTAACGATTACGCCGCATACTATGGCCTTGTGCCTACTATGCGCCACGACGACGACCACCTTAACCAGTGGGTAGCAGCGCACGGCCACAAACTCAGCTTTGAGAAGGCCAAGGGTTATTTTCCCATCGGCTTGGTAGCGGAGAAGTACCGCGCATGACCATAGCACCCCTTTGGGCAAGGATGATTGAAAACGGTAAAGCCAGCGGCAAGCCTATTTGCGAAGAGGCCAGCATGTTAAGCCGTGAAAGTTATATACCATGCGGGCAGCCCGCTAAGAAGGTGCTGCACAGCCCCCGCGATGGCCGTGACTATAATATGTGTGAACCATGTGCCGACCATAATCGCGGGCGCGGCATGTTTATCAAAGGAGATATAAATGCCTAAAGAAAGCACCAGCAACGTCTATATGAAAATCCACGCGCCAAGCGGATTAAACGGCAAGAACCACATTGAGGAATTTGACCCGCCAATTAAAATGACTTACCGCGAGATGCAGAAGTTCCTCAAGGCGGATACCCTGCAATGGGTAAAGTCCACACGCCCAAACAGGCAGCTTGTCATGGATGAAAATGGCCTCTACACCCGCAAGCCTGATAACCAGCTTGCTACCAGCTTCGTACACCCGTCCATAATGGTGGATGGTTATGTGCGCGGCAACTGCCTTATGATTAGCAGCAAGTAAGGGGGAGATATGGATTTTCTGGTAACGGTTCGCCTCACTAACTTTGACGATGCACTTGATTATTATAGCAAGGCGTTGTCAATGCCACGGCGGGAGGAGGCTAAGGCTTCTCTCAGCTTTGAAACAAACGGCCAAGTTAAGATCCTGTCAAGGGACATACTGCAACCAACTAAACGGGAGGATAAGTATGGAAGTAGAACACAACATGACGAGACGGTTCACGCCGGTCAATGATGGCTTGCGTGGGTACATGATAGGATGGGACAACGTACCGGCACAAGGCGACAAGCTGATGGTGCAGGGTACGCCTTACAATGTTGAAGAAGTATCGCCGCAAGGCAGGGCTGGTATATGGACCGCCAGCTTGGAGGTCGTATGACTAAACAAGAGGGCGAAACACACGCCTCAAAGGTACTGGCTGAACGTGAGAAAAAGCCCCAAGATACAGCAAAGCCCCGCACGGGCTTAATGTTGTTTATAGGGAGCAGCATGGCAATGGGTGCTTTGATGCTAAGTAAACGCCTAGGAAAAGGACACGAATTATGAGCAGAGCAATGAGCGCACTTATCGAGCTGGAGGACAGCGTATTTGTGCTGTTGCAGTTGCAGGAAGACGCAAAGAAGAACGGCAAGAGCGCCGTCAAAGACCGTTACATGGCTGCAAAGTGCCGCCGTGACCTTGCCCTCAAGCGGGCGCAAGAGGTAATTAAGCAGGGCGGGCAGTTGCTTGAGCGCGAAGCGTTCGCCGCCCGTAAGCAAGCCAATAAGGAGTCGCGCCCATATGCAGCCCGCAAATAATAATTGTAATTGTGACCTTACCGCGCTGGGTAAGCTACTGCTTGACGCTGGTGAGGCCGGTGAACAATTATGCAGCGCCATAGACCGCGTGGTAGCGGCGCATGAGCAAGGCAACACTGCCCGCCTGACCAATGCCATTTATACGCTTGAACATTTACGCAACAAACTAAGGGGAGATACGGATGCAAAAGAAATACCTAAAAGAGATTAAGCGCACTGGTGATAAGTTCCTGGCAACCTACATGGACGGCACTACCAGCACCAGCCATGACGCCGCCAGCTTCTGGATGATAATGCAGGAGAAAGGCGCAACGCTGGAGGAGGTGGAAGCCTATATTAAAATGGGTAGGCAGGTTGATCCACAACATGAGTACGATGAAATTGAACGCATATTAAAAGCGCAACAGGAGGCGACAAATTATGCCGATTAAAGAATCAGTAGTAGTTCCCGAGTGTGACTGCCCCGTATGTGGCAAGAAGCTCAACCGCGTAAGTGGTGTGGACAATGAAGGTACGCCGAGCGAGGGCGACTTTACCGTGTGCATCGCATGTAGTAGCTTGCTGGTGTTTATGCCAGACCTAACCGTGCGGATGCCTACCGTAACCGAAACTGAGCTGGCCAGCACCATCCCCATTATCAACCGGCTGCAACGCACTATAAGCATGGTGAACGGATGACCTGGAACCTAACCACCTTTGGCGTTCAGCAACGTAGCTGCTCCAGTTGCATCTATCGCAAGGACAGCCCGCTTGACATTAAAGAGCTGGAGGCACAGATAGCCGACCCAAACATGCGCGGCTATTTCAAAGGCTATCGCGTATGTCACCACAGCCCTAATAAAACATGCTGTCGCGGATTTTGGAACCGACACAAGAACAAGTTTAACCTTGGGCAGATAGCGATCCGCCTTGGGCTAGTGCAGTTTGTAAACGACGACTTTGAAAGGAATAACATGGAAGATTTATTTACGGTATGTAAAGGCAAGCGGGACGTGAAGTGCCGCTTTGTTGAGATGGCTCCCGGCGACGTGCGCGTTTACAAGGTGGAATATAAGCAGAGCAAGAACTGGTCGGTAACGGTAGGGCGCAAGTGGCCTACCCGCTTTGAGGCGCTGGCATTCCTAAAGGAGAAGGGCTGGGTAGTGCAAGTCATGGAGAAGGACGTTGCGTAACCCCATAGCCAGAGTGATTCGCGGCATACGCCCAAAGGTAGTTCCCGGCAAGCGGGCGCGTCCATGCGTCGGTTGCGGAGGCAGCGGCACGGCGTATGATGCACCGGACAACGGCCATTTAGATGACATGGGACACACATGCGAAAAGTGCAAAGGCAGCGGAGAGGAAGTATGACATTCCGCAAAATCAAAAGTGACCCACGTCAACGCGCCCTGTTCTTCAACACGGGCGGCGCGTTGCATGATAAGAAGCGCGAAGATACAGCCGAAGAGGTGTTGGAAATTGAATGCCCTGTATGTAGTGGCACAGGCCATGCAAGAGCCGACATAACACAGTCCTGTTTCAAATGCGGCGGGCAGGGCTATATGCAAGCAACACCGCAGACACTAACACAAACACTAAGGGAGCCAAAAATGCAGCCGAATACGGTGAACAGCCTTAAGGAGATTGAAAATATAATCGATCCCGCCACGTTAAAGCCCAAGGCAATAAGCGACGACAAAGCAATTACGCTTCGCGACGTTTATAACTTGCTGCAAGCGCTGTTTGAACTCAACACCAAAATCTATGAGGAATTAACCACTGAGCGCGAGGATGATGACGCTGCACCTACCCGCCGCCGCTACGACACCAAGGCAAAGATAATCGAAGCCATGCGGGACGGGCGTAGCTGGAGCATCTTCCAACTGTGGGAACACCTTAAGATTGAAGAGCCGAAGATAGGGCAGAACGCCATTAGCAGCGCCAGCCGTATCATGTGGCAAGAAGGCCAGTTGGTGAAGCTGCAAAAGGGTATTTATAAATTAGCTGAGGAGGAGTTAGCGTGAGGCGCTGGCTATTATATAAGCTGCTTGACTGGCTGCATGGGCGCGGTTATAAATACCACGACCGCTATGAGCCGCTTGCCTATTGGTGGCTGGAGCGCGGGGTGTTGCGCCGCATATGGCATAACATAAAGCCTACCAGCACACAGCGCGTCGGCGTGTTTAAGGTAGTAACCCGCCACGGTAAGACCTTCTTCCGATGCCGTAAGGCCAAAGGACCACCACCGCCACAGCATGTTAACTGTCGCTGTGTCATGCAACCAGAATTGGATGAAATATCATGACCGACCTAGCACCTGAGATACTAAACTGGCATCCCATACCCGACTATGCTTGGCATTGCACCATCCAGGAATTCATGGAGGCTTGCCAGCCAAGAGGCATGATAATCAACAGTGACGGCATAGGCTTTTATGCCAGCGCCACACGGGAGACGGACAAGGCCATTCTCCCCAGCGAAATAGCCAAGGGTGACGGCTACTACGATAAACGCTTTACTCATGTGTGTTGGTACAACGCATGAAAATTGCATACACCATTCTCGCGATTATATTTCTCGCCACGCTCATAACCCTTGGGCGAGCATACTGGCTGGAGACTCATCCACCGTTCCCATCTGCGGACGGCGGCAAAGCATTACTACGACCAGAACTATGGAGGCTCAGCGATGATTAAAAAACTTATCTACAGATGGAAGTACCGCAAATATAAAACCAAGCGTCGCAGCATGTGTGAGAACTGTGCCTTTAGGCATGGCAGCGCCGAGCGAAGCAACTGCTTCAAATGGCAGCCGCTAATAGCCGCCTTACGCTTGGGTGATACCTTCCACTGCCATGAAACAATGTGGCCTTTGGGCTTTGGCATAATGAAGAAGTACGGTAAGTTCGACAACACCCGCCGCGTTGACGGTATGCAATGCCAACCCCATGAGCATCCGCTATGCGCGGGCTATGTGGCAATGTTCCCCGAGCGCCATGAAAACGCCCAAGCAGTAGGCTTATTCCAGCACCAACAAGATGCGATAGATGCGCTGGTAAAGCCGCAAGAGGAACAGCTTGAACGCTTTGGCCGCAACATGGACAGGCTGCACCGTAAAGGCCAGCCGCCAAAAATAACATTCATCCAGGAGGTAGGTGAGGTGGACGAGCTAATTTTCAAAGCACTTAAAACAAAGGGGGAGCTGCATGATAATAAAGATTAAGCACGAGCTGGCCGGTGGCCATGTTCACATGGGTATGTGGATGGGTACGACCGAAGGAGCGCTTGGCAAGTGCGGGACGCTGGTAATGAGAGATATTGAATTTATAGTCTTTCAACACCTGTTAGACCGAGGTGCTTACGGTAGTAAAACTCAAGATCAAATAATATGGGAAAGGATAACCAAAAATGAATAAGAACGCATTACACGCCGCTATCCAGCTGCATAACAAAACGATTCGCGCCATGCACACGGCTAACAATAGCCAGAAGGTAAGTATGGCCATGGAAATAGCCCGCATGAATGGCAAGCTGCTTACGGCACTGGCTGAGATAGTTGAACTCATGGACGTACTTAAGGTGGAAAACATTACCACGCTGCAAGCGCTGTGCATACAGGGCGGCGCAATGGCGGGCATGATCCGCAAGGTGAACGACGGTGTTGAAGGTAAGTTTTTAGTGCCGGACTTTGACTTGGTAACGCCGCCGACGTGGGAAAACTTTAAGAACGAGCTAGCCGTGGTAATGAAAACCATTATCGCCATGCAGCCACACCATGACAAAATTGCGGAAGCTGTAAACGACAATGACACAAGTGAGCGCGTCCACAAGACGGGCGGTATGGACGACGAGGGGAATACCAATGGATAATTATCAGGAGTATGTAGCGGGCTTCCTGCTCAGCGAACTCAATGGTAGCCTGTTGCTGGTGCGTAAGACGAAACCCGTATGGCAAGCGGGCAAGCTGAACGGCATTGGTGGCAAGGTGGAGCCAGAAGGCGCGAACCTGGAACCGTATGACGCCGCCATGCAACGCGAATGGAACGAGGAAACAGGTGGCAGCATTGCGCCTGAATACGGCTGGACACAATTTGCAACCATTGTATTCCCCCGCGCCAGAGTGCATTTCTTCCGGGGAACCACTAAGCAGAACGTATGTCTATTGGACGGGGTACTCAACGACGTAGGCGAGCGCCTGGAGTGTGTGCCGCTGCATGGCATAGCCGATCGCACTGACATGATCCATAATTTACGCTGGCTTATACCGCTGGCGTTTCACGACCCCGCTCCCGGCATGAAAACCACGGACGGTGAATGGAGGGAGATACGGTCATGGTAAGGCTCTCAGATAAGCGCATGGCACATTTCAATTTAATGAATAGCCGTGGTAATATCACGGACGAAGACATTGAACGGTGTAGGGCTGCATATCTAAAGCAAGTGACTGAGCCGCTGGCAGCTAAAAACCCTGGACGCGAATTTGAAATACTCCTGGGACAATTCAAGGTGACGAAATACGAGGACGGTACGTTGCAAGGAAACGCCTCAGACGTGATTGCAGTATGGCTTGACGGGAAAGGACCTCTACTATGAGCGATGAACCTAAACGCTGGCGACAAATGCTGCTACCTTGGGCAGAGGAAGAGCGCGGCGAGCTGCTTAAGCGGCTGGAGAACATGAGCGCCGAACTTAAACAGGCCAAAGGCCGCAAGGACATGTTTAGCAGCGCCATATTCCTTGCAGGGCTTGGCGCTATCATGTGGACGATGGGTCACTTTAGTAATTACATGGAGAAAAAGGGTAAGATGCTGTCCACCGAGTGGAAGCTTAAATATGATGAGCAGGGCAAGCCGCGTGAAGAATACTGGAGCGGGCGCACCCTTACTGAACAAGCATTGGAACCAAGCTGGGTTAAGTACCTAGCAGAACGAGGAGAGCCAGATGGCAAGCAAAAGACCAAATCCTAAAACCGGCGAACTATACCGGCACTATACGGGCGACGTGTATAAGGTGCTTGCGTTAAGCCAGCACAGCGAGACGGGTGAGTTCTTTGTTATATACCGGCTAAAGAACGCGCATGACGATGTAATTGCATGGGCGCGGCCTTTAGCCATGTTCCTGGAAGACGTCCGCATACCCGATCCAGCGGACACTATATTAGGTGTGCTAGTGCAGAGGTTTACAAAGCTATGAAATCATTATTCACCTTGGGCGAATTCACCAGTCACAGCGGCAAGCTGCTACAATATAAAATTGACTGCGACGCCCTAACCGCCGATGACCTCGCTTGTTTGGCAGCACAGGGCGCAAAGCTACTCAAGCCGTTTAGTGTGGTGGTAGGCATACCCACGGGCGGCTGGAGGCTGGCAGACCTAATACGGGACTACGCAACCCCAGGAGCTAATAGCGCCTTAATCGTGGACGATGTATATACCACCGGCCACAGCATGGAAGTTGAACGCGCCCGCGCCCTACAAGACCGCTATAGTAATGTGCAGGGGTTGGTAATATTCAATCGCAGTGGACGCGCTGATCTCGGCTGGGTGCATAGAATGGTAGATGTGCTGATATGACCGGCATAATCACCAAGCTGAAAAAAGGCCAGCGCTGGCTCCGCCGTTACCAGAACGGGACGGAGGTGGTGTATCAGGTGTTGCACATATTCGTTGACCTACATGGTAGGCAGAAGGTGGTTATACAAATGGTTCCACGCGCTCCCAAGCTAATCGGCACTATGTATTTCCAACGAGGTAATAAGCAACCCCCGCGCATTGTCAGCCCAAGTTATCTATGCTGCTTTTCGCCCAAGGAGGCAACCTATGAACCTAAGTGAGCTGCTCTCTTTTCACCACGAAGTAACGGATCTGCAAGAGCGTGTGTTAAAAAGCAAAATCCATCCCGAAACTGCTCGCGAGGAAATCGTGCGCCTCAAAGAGCGCTGGTGGCAGGAGATGCACAACGTAGTTGATCTGGTGGTAGTGCTGGCAAGGGAGGCTAAGGATGACGACGAGTGACATGGTGGCTATAGGCTGCTACATAGTTACCGACTGGCTACGCAACCGCGCCGCTGGATTATTGGCCGCACGGGATATCATGCCGGTATGGAACATGAAGGGCATAGAGAAATATAATGTGTTGTATGCTACCAAGCGCACGGCTTATGCCAGGAGGAAAGAATGACGAATAGTGTGACGCTACAACATAGAAACAGGCAGTTGGTGAACACTGATCCACAACGCCGTTGCTATAATGGTTGCCACTTTAGTTCGGAGCTGGTGTGGACAGCATGGGAAACCCTAGAATACTTGCAACCGGAACAGGTGGAGCGCCGCTTAAAGTTTTGGCAGGAGCTTAACGACTATGCTGTTAGCGCCAGAGGGCAGGGTGCTAAAAGTGAATTCAGAATAGTGGAGGCGGTACATGGATAAGATTGATATACGCCAGGAGCTACACCGGCTCAGCGGCCACTTGCGCCAAAACAGTATTATCGATGCCTACGATTTACTAAAGCGCATGATTAAACAAATGGACGACGAATACTACAGCAACCCGGAGAACTTCAAAGAAGATACCCGTAACGATAGCAGACCGAAAGGAAAGATATGACAAAAGTTTATTTATGTGTTGGTGGACCCATAGACGGCCAGTGGAAGCAGTTTGACGGCGACGTCATGGAAGTGGCCGTGGACAGCCGTAACCCCTTAAGCCAGCCTATTGACATGACCAAGGTAACGGCAACCCAGCTTAACAGTATGCGTAAGGTGACCTATAAGAAGCTGGATTTCAACACACCAACCGGCTATCGTACGTTCTGGACGCCGCTTAGTTGGAGCGCCCTAAACATACTGGATGCCCTAAGTACCAACTATAACAAAGATGGGTTGGAGCAGTGGCGGGCTTACATAGACAAGAAGATGGAGTTACAAGAACTTCAAGAGCGTATAGAGGCGCTGTGCCTACAGCTTGACGTAACGGTACACCACGACATCGCCAAGGACATGAGGAGGATGCTTAAATGAGGCATGATTATGACATGGAGTTTCCCGAACCTAGCAGCTTCGCAATGCAATTCCGCTGCAAGCATTGCCAAGACGTACAACCAACTATGGATGCAGCACTGGCCAAGCAGGACAGACCATGTGGAGGCAAAGATGACAAAAGGAATGTATAAAGCAAGTGATATCCGCAAGGACGGGCTGCTAAAAATAAATAAGCTGCGTGAACGGGAGATGCCGCTTCCGCTGCTTAACCCGCACAGCCTTACCCGTGTCAAGGAGGAATTAGACAAGATACGGTCGCCATTAACTCTAGTGTCCATCGCTAAGTTGATACAGGTGTACCTTCATGCCGAAAAGTTGCGGAGGCTAAAGTGACCGAGCGCTGCGAACACTGTGGACATAGCATTGGACCGCGTAAGCCGATGCGTATTTGTACGCTGTGTAAGCGGCCAATAAGCAAGCGAGAGAAATGGCATTTCATTGACGTGATGATAGGCAAGGTGCGAACGACACAGGTGCAGCATAGACACTGTGATAACCCTGAGAGCTACTATACCAAAGAGGAGCAAGCCAAAGTGGAAGCTAGATGGAAAGGTAAGCGATGAACAATATCATGAAGGCCATGTTCCTGGCCGTAAACCCTGCCAGCGTGTTCCACTGTGTAAAGTGCAATAAGACGCCGGACGGTGTTGAAGGCCATAACGACGCGGCAACCAATAGCTCATATGCAATAGTGTATTGCCACGGCGCAAAGCAGCATGTGGAGCTGGACCCCTTAGAGGTGTACCTATACCCTTACGACGTGTTTGAAACTAAAGGGGGAGAAGATGGTAAAGCATAAAGTACCAAGAGATCAACGTGAGCATAACCAGCCGGAAGAATGCAACAGAGTATTTGAACAGATAGCGTTCATCCTCATGAATTGTAATGGCCTGAACCTAGATGGCCTTACTAAGCATTTAGTGGCGCGTCTCACGCCGATGGACATAGCACACCCCGGATTTACCGGCTTAAAAAGTTATATGAGAATACTAAAGAGATATGGTTGCGTTCGTGTGAAGAGTTACATCTACATATGGTGCGGCGATAAGGAATCCTTTGGCCGGTTGATGGCAGACCGGCGCAAGGATCCACTACCCTCAACCGTGCGCCTTTGAGGACTATATCTTGGCGCATATAAACCTTTGCAAAGGAGACTACCAATATGATTACGAGTGAAACAAGAACCAAAATGCAGATTCTCGGGTTACGCACGGCAGCCAATGAAATGCTGGACGAGGCAGACCGCATGGAAGCTGCACTAAAGGAAGCCGGTGTTGCCGTTAAGAACCATCGTGGTCCGGATAAGAAGCCGCGCCAAGTGGGTAAGCGGGCAAAGCCTGTGCCGGTGGACACAAAGCCTAAGCGCGTACACCATGCCAAGCGTAGCCTGGACCGCTGGACTCCTAAAGACGATAAATACCTGTTGGAAACTAAGGCGACGCACAAGCAGCGGGCTAAACACCTTGGACGCACACCCAAGGCATGTCAAATCCGCCTATGCTACTTGCGTCGCAAGAATGGGACGTCGCCGCTGGCTGGTAAGACTGGCGCGGCTGTTCGTCTTGCCGTGGCCAATGGTAATAAGGGTAAGAAGTAATTATTGAATAGTTAAGAACTTATATTATCATGTGCTAGAATTCTATATTATTGATAATATATCCACTACCCGTCCTCTCTCCCCCGTGCTTGCATGGGTTGGACGGTACAGCCCGCCATGAGATGCAAGTGGTAAGCGCTGGAAGCCCAAGGGTACATCGTAGCTTCGCGCTCCGGTTCCTCCCCTTGGGCTTTTTTATTGTCGGTCTCGTGGCTTTGCTCACTGGCGCGGGTGCAGGGGTGCTATAAAATAACCATATGAAAAGTTGTCTGTGACGGTCACCTCTTCATGTTGCGTACTCCTTATTGCACCAGTTAGAGCCGCCTTTGGTTAATAGCCCAAGGTGGCTCTTCTAGGTTTAAGGGGTTGGAATATAAACCTTGCTAACGTCACCATCGCCCAAGGTAGGGCGGCTTAACTGCTTACAATGTAAGCGGAACTCCATGTCATTGTGTACCTTGCTAACATAGTAACCTCTTGCGGTCGCTGTGGTTATTTTTGTCTCGAGGGGTGGGAATAGGTTAGCTGGTTAGCAAGGCACACTACCTCGAATAATTTATAATAAATAGTATAGTAATTATATAGGGGGAATGGGGACTTACCCCTGTATGGGCGTCCTTGCCAACCTGATCCAAAATTAAATAACAAGGCACACTATTGGACTTTTAGGTAGGGTAGGTCGGCAAGGCTGTTTCTCCGTGATGAATTTTGCTTTTCGTTGGTAGAGCCTCCGCTGCTTGGGCGAAAGTCAATGGCGCGTGGCCAAACGGAACTCTAAAGTTTCCTCTCGACTCTCGCTGTTATGTAAAGGGAGATATGCTAATATAATCAGGAGAATCACTGAGAGATGCCGTTCTCAGGATTAAAGGGGGAGAGTAATGAAGTGGCAGACCGTAAACAGATAAAGACCCGCAAGCCGGATAACATGCGCTTACCAGCCGACAAGAAGTTGAACGCGGAAGGCAAAGCTGCATTCCTAGAGGAGTATGCTAAGGACGCCGCGTTCTATACCGCTGGCAAAGCGCTAGGCATTCATCCAACAGAGCTTGAACGCGCCCTGGAGGAAGACCCAGAGTTCGAGCTTGAATGCCGCATGGTAACTAAGCGCCGCGTTGAGGCCATGGAAAGCGAAGCCTTCCGCCGTGCTGTAGTAGGTGTGGACGAGCCTGTGTATTACAAGGGCATGGTGGTCGGGCATATAAACCGCAAGAGTGACGCCATGCTGCAAATGCTGCTTAAGGCGCATGACCCTAAGCGTTACCGCGAAGGCATCAGCGAAGCCGCTGGCGCTCAAGGTGGTGTGTTGCTGCTTGCTGCACCTATGTCGCCGGACATGTGGCGGGCAGCGGCGGAGCAAATGCGTAAGCAACAAATGTCATTGGCCATTGGCAGCGAAAAGATCATAGATCAGCCAAGCAATGAAATAGTGCGCGGATGATCACATACGAACAAGGCCAAGAGAAGAAGGCACTACACCAAGCGCTTAAGGGGAGGCAACTCGGCTGGACGCCACAGCCGGGAAGCCAAGAATACTTTCTCATGTGTCCCGAGTTTGAAGTGCTCTATGAGGGTGAACGCGGTCCAGGTAAAACGGATGCGCTCATCATGGACTTCGCTCAGCATGTAGGTAAGGGATGGGGTGGAGAGTGGCGCGGTATCTTGTTCCGTCAAACATTTGCACAGCTCAGCGACGTTATCAATAAGACGCTTAAGTGGTTCCCCCGCATGTGGCCGGGAGCAGTGTATAATCGCAGCGACCATACATGGACATTCCCCGATGGAGAACAGTTGCTTCTCCGGTATATGAAGTCTCCTGAAGATTACTGGAACTACCACGGTCACGCATACCCATGGATAGGTTGGGAGGAGTTGACCAACTGGCCGACCGATGAATGTTACCTACGGATGATGTCATGTTGTCGTAGCACCGTGCCTGGATTGCCGCGTAAGTACCGCGCTACGACCAACCCTTACGGCGTGGGACATACATGGGTAAAGCACAGGTTCCGCTTACCGAACTTCCGCTGGCGCGTTATCACGGACAGCTATCGTGAGGGTAAGCTGGAGCCGCCGCGTGTTGCTATTCCAGGCTTCCTCAAAGAGAACATTGTGCTGCTTGAGGCGGATCCCGGATACTATAACAGGCTGGTAGCGTCAGCGCGTAACAAGAGCGAGCTTAAGGCATGGACCGAAGGTAGTTGGGATATTGTGGCTGGTGGTATGTTCGACGACATGTGGGAACCTAAGCACCTCGTTATCCCCAGCTTCCCGATTGAACTTATTCCGCGTGGCTGGCGCATTGACCGCTCGTTTGACTGGGGATCATCCGCGCCGTTCTCAGTTGGTTGGTGGGCTGAGAGCAATGGTGAAGCGCTTGAGTGGGAGGGTAGGTGGTTCGGCACGGTGAGGGGAGATCTCATTCGCATTGCTGAATGGTATGGCAGCACAGGCAAGCCGAATGAAGGCGTAAGAATGTTGGCAACGGACATCGCTGATGGTATAATCGATAGGGAGGAAGATCTCGGTTTGAAGGGTCGTGTCAAAGCGGGACCGGCTGATACCAGTATCTTCACGGAAGAGAATGGTGTATGTATAGCCAAGGATATGCAGAAGCAGGGCGTCCGCTGGGAGCGGGCTGATAAGGGTAAGGGCAGCCGCGTTCAAGGCTGGGAACAGATAAGGAAACGCATGAAGGCAGCACTACCTAACCCCGACCACCTACCACGAGAGAAGCCAGGACTGTTTGTGACCGACCGCTGCTCTCACTTTATCCGCACCATTCCTGTATTACCAAGGGATGATAAGAACCTGGACGATATTGACACCGACGCTGAAGACCATATTGGTGACGAGGTGCGTTACAGGGTATGCCGCAAGGTCATCAGCGTAACACAGCAAGGCTTTTAAGGAGAACGACTATGCCAGAGAAACCAGATCCAAAAGATCCAAGCAATATCTCCTCAGCCTATCAGGCGATGTCGCCACGGTGGGAAATCCTCAACGCTGTGTTAGGTGGAACTGAATCCATGCGAGCAGCCGGTGCGAAGTACCTACCTAAGCATGAGGCTGAGAAAGACCAAGACTGGCAAGCCCGCCGTGATGCGACCACGCTATACAACGGCCTTGAAATGATTCTTGACAGCCTAAGCAGCAAGCCATTCGCCGAACCTATCCAGCTCCAGGACGACGTGCCTGAGAAGATTAAGGAGATGTGTGAGGACATTGATTTGCAAGGTAACAACCTTGACGTCTTTGCCTACAACTGGTTCCGAGAAGGTGTTGGCAAGGGCTTCTGTCATATACTGGTGGACTTCCCCCGCGTTGATAAGGTAAAGCCTGACGGCCAGCCGCGCACAGCCGCCGACGATCTACAGGAAAACCTCCGGCCTTACTGTTGCAGGGTATGTCCTGAGAACGTAATCGCGGCCACATACGAGGTCGTCAATGGTGTTGAAACGCTTACCCAAGTACGCATTGTTGAAGCGGTGGTGGAGCAAGACGGCTTCCTTGAAGTGCATAAGACGCAGATACGTGTCCTTGAAATTGGCAAGGTGACCATCTATGAGAAGAAGGAAGTCAATGGAAAGGTGACATGGGTGCAGCTTGACCAGTATGAAACCAGCCTGGATTTCATTCCCTTCATCACCTTCTATGCGGAGCGTGAAGATTTCATGGTGGCTAAACCACCTCTCATGGATATCGCATACCTCAACATTACGCATTGGCAGAGCACCAGTGACCAGCGCAACATTCTCACGGTAGGTAGGTTCCCTATGCTGGCCGTCAATGGCATGAGCGATGAGGAAGCTAAAATTGTGGTAGGTCCGCGCCAGTTCCTACGCACCAGTGAGCCGCAAGGCAAGTTCTACTATGTGGAGCCTACAGGTGCAGCCATTAGCGCCGGACGTGAAGATCTGCTCGACCTTGAGGAGAAAATGTTTAGCCAAGGCACAGAGTTCCTCAAGGAGAAGCCAGGAGGCCAGACGGCTACAGCACGGGCGCTTGATAGTGCTGAGGCAATAAGCCCGCTCCAGGTTATGGCTCTCAGCTTTAAGGACAGCGTTGAATTGGCGCTGGACTATATGGCCAAGTGGTTGAAGCTTGAAACTGGTGGCAGCGTTAAGATCACCACTGAGTTCGGCGCTAACGAAAGCACCCAGCAAGATCTCACCACGCTGGATAATGCGCGTGGTCGCAAGGATATAAGCCGCAAGGCATACCTTGAAGAACTGCAACGCCGTGGCATTGTCAACGAGGAGTTTGATGCAGAGGAAGACCAAGCACAGCTTGAGGAAGAAGCGCTTACGCTTAACGGCGGCGCTGGCTTTGACCTTGATCCTAATGCTGGCGACCCTACCAACCCGGACGATCCCAACTACGACCCTACTAAAGATCCGGAACACGCCAGCTATATCGACCAGAACGATACGCCGCCTAAGAAGCCCGCTAAAGGAGCTAAGGGTGCAAAGAAGCCGCCAGTGAAGCCAAAAGAATAACATATAAGGGGAGAATATGATTACGTCGCTACCATTCAATTACTTGAAGATAGGATACCAGCGTGTAGAGATACGGTTAGTTGAGACCGGCATCCTCGGCGATGACTATGGCCACTTCTATAAAAAGAAAAACTACATTGCCATATGTCAGGATCAGAATCCCGCTGAGGCCGCTAACACACTCATCCATGAGGTGCTCCATGCAGTATGGCGGCACTTTGATCTGGACAGTGAGGTAGATGTCAAGGATCGTCAGGAGCATAAAGTGGCGTCTATTGCCAATGGTCTGACGCAAGTGTTTAATGACAACCCAGAGTTCTATAAATGGGTAGGAGAACAACTTGGCCACAGCAAATGAAATATATTTTGATGCAGCTATACGGCATCAGATAGGCTTACGCCGGTTTAGCACCACTGAGATCAAGCGGATGCTGACGTTGCTGCAACGTGCTGACGCGGATTTGACCGAGAAGCTTCGCGCCCGCCTTGGGCGTGTGTCAGAGGCCAGTCGCAGCGACTTCACCAGTGACCGCCTTAAGGCATTGCTTGCTGACGTCAAGGTAGCGCGTGTGGAAGCGTTGCGTGAGTTGAAGACGCAGACCAAAGGCACAATGTATTCTCTTGGCAAGAACGAGGTGGTATTCGAGCAGAAGATGATTCAAAGCAGTGTGCCGGTGGAACTCAGCTTCGCCACGGTAAGCACGGCCACTATCAAGGCGGCATTATTCAGCCAGCCTTTCCAGGGTAAGATGGTAACGGACTGGTTCACGGATCTCACGAAGAGCGATATACGCCGCCTCACGCAGACCATTCAACTCGGTGTGGTGGAAGGCCAAACAACGGACGACATCGTGCGTAGTGTTATAGGCACACGCGCCAATGGATACACCGACGGCATCCTAAGCACCACACGGCGCGAAGCTGAGGCAGTAGTACGCACGGCGCTCAACCATACCAGCAACGCGGCGCGGGAAACGGTGTGGGATAATAACGCCGATATTATACAGAACCTCCGCTGGACGTCCACGCTTGATGGGCGCACAAGTGCCGTATGCCGTGCGCGTGATGGTGAAGTGTACCCTATTGACAGCGGTCCACGCCCGCCCGCGCACCCTAACTGTCGCAGTATCATGGTAGCTGTGCTGGACGGTGTTGGCATTGTAGGTAAGCGCCCATTTGTAGCCGACATTCGTACGCCGGATGAGCGTGAGACAGATTTCCGAGCGCTTGCTAAGGAGCAGGGTGTTAGCATTGGCGATGTGCGTAGCGCATGGGCTGACAAGGTGATAGGCCGCGTACCAAGCGAGACCACCTATCAGCAATGGCTAACCCGTCAGAGCGCCGCCTTCCAGGATGAGGTGCTGGGTAAAACTAAGGGCGCGTTGTTCCGCCGTGGTGGATTGCAACTTGACCAGTTCATTGACCGCGCCGGTAACGAGTTGAGCCTGGAGCAGTTGAAAGCGACAACTCCTTGGGCGTTTGACGCGGCTAACATTGACCTTGATGATGTGTAGCGTATGCCCAAACATGGCCTTACATTCTACTGTGATAGTAAGCGGCATCTTATTTGCTTGCCTTACAACACTGAGAACTTACACAAGATGGCGTCCATCCTTGGTATCAAGAGATGCTGGTTCCACAACAGCGACAAGCCGCATTACGATATTCCATTGCGGCGCGTCAGGGAGATAAGAGCACAGTGCGAGTTCATAACGGCCAAGCAACTATTGTCAATTATCAACAACGCACTTGCTGAGAGATAGGGTACGGGGTACGATTGTGTCCTCGGCCTTATAAACGCCGTGAGTTTATTTTAACCAAACTAAGGGGAGACCTACCATGGAATTCGATATTGAAAAAGTATTAGAGGTTGACAGCCTTGACGCCGTGCCGGAAGCATTCCGCCCGCTGTATGCCGCGAAGGATAATAAGTTCGTTCTCGGTGAAACATTCAAGCCGACCGCTGGTGCAATTAGCGCACTGAGCAAAAGCATGAAGGCCATTCGTGATGAGAACAAAGGCTTGAAGGGCAGCAAGATCGACCTGAGTGAACTGGCTGAGTTCGGCGCTACCCCTGCGGAAATCAAAGCGGCTGTTGCTGCTAAGATTGATGAGCTCACGGGTGAGCTGGCCAAAGGCAAAGACGGCAAGATCAACCTTGAGAAGATCAAGCAAGAGCTGGCCGCTGGCCATGCCAAAGAACTGGAGAAGGGTAATGCCAAGGTCACGGCGCTTACCAACCAGCTCTATGACTTGCTGGTGACGCAACAGGCCACGTCCGCCGTCGCTGAAGAAAAAGGTGTGCCTGAACTTTTGATGCCCTTCCTCAAGGACAAGGTAAAGGTCATCGAAGAAGACGGTAAGTTCAATGTGTTTGTAGTGGATGCAGCCGGTGATCGCCGGTATAGCGGCACGACTGGCGCACCAATGAGCGTGAAGGAACTGGTGAAGGAGATGAAGGCGAATGAGAAATACGCTCGCCTGTTTGACAGCACCACCAACACGGGCGGCGGTAAGCAAAGCCAAAGCAGCCAGCAAACTAAAACCACCACGACCACGGGTGAGCTGACTGGCATTGCAAAGATCAAGGCTGGCCTGGATAAAGGTCAGGCGAAGCAGAACCTGAACAATAACTAGAAGATACGTCTTTCTCAGTTGTAAGATAGCGGCGGGTGAGTAAAGCTACATTCATAATTGTGGTTTTATAACCGCCGTTATCTCTGCCCCCATAAGGTGATCTGAGGGGGTTTACGTCCGCTACCATAAGGTGATCTGAGGTAGCAATCTCTCCGTACGGTGATCTGAGGAGGGCTGATGCTTAGTATAACAGGCGTTGTGTCCATACCGATTTAACCTAATAGGAGATTCCAACATGACTTCAGTTACCCTCGCAGAATCCGCCAAACTTGCTCAGGACGAGCTGGTTGCTGGCGTTATTGAACAAATCATCACCGTCAACCAGATGTTCGAAGTATTACCGTTTGATTCCATCGACGGTAACAGCCTCGCATACAACCGTGAAAACGTCCTCGGCGATGTTCAGGTTGCTGGTGTAGGTGACAGCATTACCGCTAAGGGTGCTGCAACGTTCACCAAGAAGAACGTCAACCTGACCAAAATCATCGGCGATGCGGAAGTTGACAACATGATTCAGGCCACTCGTTCCGGCAACGGCAACGATCAGAAGGCTGTTCAGGTTGCCAGCAAAGCTAAATCCTGCGGACGTAAGTATCAGGACATGCTCATCAATGGTAGCGGTTCGGCTAACGAATTCGAAGGCCTCATCCTGCTTTGCGCCAGCGACCAAAAGGTCGACACTGGTGGCAACGGTAGCGCCCTGAGCTTTGAAATCATGGACAACCTCATCGATCTGGTGACCGATAAAGACGGCAGCGTGGATTACATTGTAATGCCCGCCCGTACTCGCCGCGCTTACCGTGCATTGCTCCGCGCCCTTGGTGGCACGAGCATGAACGATGTGGTAGTAATGCCGTCCGGCGGAAAAGTGGAAGCCTATAACGGCGTCCCCGTATTCCGTAACGACTACATTCCTACCGACCAGACCAAAGGTGGATCCAGCAACACCACGACCATCTTCGCCGGTACGCTGGATGATGGTAGCCGCTCGCATGGCATCGCGGGTATTACCGCCGCCAATGCAGCCGGTATCAACGTGGTTGAAGTAGGTGAAAAAGAAACGG